CCTTCATTCAAAAGTCAAATTCTTTTGAAGCAGAAGATGGTTGTAATGATGACCTTGCAATGTGTCTGGTAATTTTTGCGTGGTTAATTGCACAACCATACTTCAAAGAAATGACGGATAACGATGTCCGTAAAAGATTATATGAAGAACAGAAGAATCAAATTGAACAAGACATGGCTCCATTTGGTTTTATTTCCGATGGTTTAGATGGCGGTGAAAGTTTTGTGGATGGAGATGGAGATCGTTGGCATATTGATGAATATGGCGATAGATCATTCATGTGGGATTACAGATAATGGATATAGATGATCAATTTGAATTAGAACATTTATTTCTTACTGAGAGAAAATGTAGAATTTGTGGCCAAACAAAAGATCTTATAGATGGATTTTATTTAACTCGTAAAGGTAGAAGTGATATAGCATCTGCATATTCTTATGAATGTAAAATTTGCACTATAAAAAGAATAAAAATATCAAGAAAAGAAAAGGTTTTATTAGATAAATGGGAATATCCTGACTGGTAAGGTGTTCATTGGCGGTTTCCCCACTCTAAAGTTAGCAAATAATAAATATTTGTAGTCAAGTTGAATCTTCTTTAGAGGAAAAGAGACATGTCGCTAAACTTAGTATCACCTGGAGTTAAAGTTAGAGAAATTGATCTAACTTTGGGGAGAATCGATGCAGTAAACGATCAAGTAGGTGGAATTGCTGCACCATTCGCAAAAGGGCCAGTAGGCACCCCAGTTCTAGTAGAAACGGAACAAGATTTACTACAAACATTTGGAAAACCATCAAGCAATGATGGACAATATGAATCTTGGTTAACTGCTTCTTCTTATTTGTCCTATGGTGGAACTTTAAGAGTGGTTAGATTGGATTCGTCTAATCTTGTTAATGCACACTATCCAGTAAGTTCACCCGTTTCATTAAAAATAAATTCTCAAGAAGATTACGTTGATAATCATCAAACTGATTCAAATTGGATCTTTGCCGCAAGAGATCCTGGTTCTTGGGCAAATGGATTAAAAGTATGTACAATAGATGCAGCCGCAGATTATAGAGTTGCAATTGGTACTTTTGGAATTCAAGTTGGATATGCATTTACTGTTGGTATTAACACAAGTTATGCTACTTCAGCAGGAACTGTAGCTTCATTTGATGGATATTTAAAAGGTGTTATTACAAAAGTAAATGTTAATAGTATCGATGTTAAACTAGTAAGTAGATATGATACTATTACAGAAACCTTTACTCCAATAGATCCAAGTCAAGCAGGATTGACCATCAATACAATTCCAGGAGGAGACGCTCCAGTACTTCCATATTATCAAGTATTCAATAGTGTTGGTGCAGCAACATCCTTAGAAAAGGGTAGATTGCCTAATGCAGGTACTGTTGGTGTTGGACAAACGATCATCGCAATTTCTGGTGGATTTGACCTAAGCGCTATTGCAGTTGGAGATTTGATTCAAACATTAAACAGTGCATACGCATCAAGAGTAGTTTCAGTTGGATCTACAAATATCGTTGTAGATAGTGCATCTCCAATTTCTTTTGCAGCTACTACATTTGTTGTAACTTACACAAGAAATGCTGGAGACGGAACCCTCCAAAAAGGTGAAGGACTCAGAGTTTCTACAACTAATACAGTTAGGGACTGGTACTCTCAACAAACTTTAGGATTAACAAATTCTACAGTATATTGGGAAAGTATTGCTCCTAAGCCAGGAACATCTTCTTATGCTGCTGAAAGATCTTCAACTAATGATGAAATTCACGTAGTTGTAGTTGATGACACTGGTGCAATAACTGGAACCGCTGGAAATATTTTAGAAAAGTATACAAATCTTTCTAAGGCGGTTGATGCTAGAATTTCTCCATCAGAAAATATTTACTACAAGTCTTATATTTCAAATAATTCTAGATACATCTATGCTGGTACTACACCAAGTATTCAAGGTGCTAAATTTACAACTTCGGCTGGATATGCTCAAGCTAGTGGAGGATCTATTTCTTGGGGACAACAAGCTAGTGGAGTTAACTTTGGAGTAGTTGGATCAACAGCATTTACATTTGCATCTGGATATGATTACTCTTCCGCATCTGGTGGATACGATGTCGCACTGTCTGATGTTTTAAATGGATATGAAGTATTCAGAAATCCATCAGAAATTTCATTGAATTTCTTAATTTGTGGATCTAGTGGTGGAGATACAATTTTTGAATCCCAAGCAAAAGCAAATAGATTGATCGATATTGCTGAAGCAAGAAAGGATTGTGTTGCAACAATATCCCCACATAGAGCAGGTGTTATTGGAGTTACCAATTCGGATACTCAAACATCAAATATTGTGACATTCTTTGATTCTGTTTCTTCAAGTTCTTATGCCGTTTTTGATTCTGGTTATAAGTACATGTTTGATAGATTTAATAATGAGTTCAGATATGTTCCACTAAATGGAGATATTGCTGGACTTATGGCAAGAACATCAATTAATAATTATCCTTGGTTCTCTCCAGCAGGAGCACAAAGAGGAGTTATTAATAATGCTATCAAACTTGCTTACAATCCATCTCAAGCACAAAGAGACATTCTATATCCAAACAGAATTAATCCTGTAGTGTTCTCTCCAGGAGCTGGAATTATTCTTTTTGGAGACAAAACTGGATTATCTAGAGCTTCTGCTTTTGATAGAATTAATGTTCGTAGACTATTCCTCACAATAGAAAAGACTATTGAAACTGCAGCAAGGGCTCAACTATTTGAATTCAATGACGTTATTACTAGAACAAACTTCTTGAATATTATTGAACCATATCTCCGCGACGTTAAAGCAAAGAGAGGTATCACTGATTTCTTAGTAGTTTGTGATGAATCCAATAACACTCCAGATGTTATTGATGCCAATCAGTTCAGAGCTGATATTTTTGTAAAACCAGCAAGATCAATTAACTTTATTGGTCTAACCTTCGTTGCTAACAGAACTGGAGTTAGCTTTGAAGAAGTTGTTGGAACTGTTTAATTATTTAAAATATAATTCTCAGAAGAGGTAACCCACGATGTCATTCTCAAATACCCCAACATTTAATTCCAGAACCATAGAAGATTTTAAAGCAAGAATGATTGGGGGTGGTGCTCGCCCCAATCTATTTGAATGTGAAATTGCTTTTCCACCTTTTGCTACTGCCAGCACGACTGCATCCACTAACGATACTTCTAGAGGTGTAGCCGAATTGACAAGATTTATGATTAAAGCTGCAAACTTACCTGCGTCTAATGTAGGTGTTATTGAAGTTCCTTTTAGAGGAAGAAATCTAAAGATTGCCGGTGACAGAACTTTCGATGTTTGGACAATCACCGTTATTAATGATGTAGATTTTACAATTAGAACTGCTTTTGAAAAATGGATGAATGCAATCAACAAACATGATGATAACTCTGGTTTAATTAATCCTGCACAGTATCAAAGAAATGCAATTGTCAAGCAATTTGGCAGATCTTCAGTCGCATCAGCAGGTTCAAACATTGCAAACCCAACTTTAACTACTTCTGGTGATCAATTACCAGTACTGAAAGCATATAAGTTTTATGGAGTTTTTCCAACTGCAGTAAGTGCAATTGATCTTTCATATGATTCTTCAGATACAATTGAAGAATTTACAGTAGATCTTCAAGTTCAATGGTGGGATGCTCTTGATTCTAACGCTCAAAGTCAGTTGGGAACAACAGAACTTGAAGGCGGCGGCCAGGTAGGATAATAAATAGTAGAAATATAGTTCAAATTTGAATAATGCCTAAATTATTTGGTTTCAAAATCCAAGACTCGGAGGACGATAGATCAAAAAAATCTATCGTCTCTCCTGTTCCGGAGAATCAAGAAGATTCTTCGGATTTTTATGTTGCGAGTGGATTTTATGGACAGTATGTTGACATCGAAGGTGTTTATAAGTCAGAGTACGATTTAATTAAAAGATACCGTGAAATGGCTATTCATCCAGAAGTGGATAGTGCTATTGAAGATATTATTAATGAAGCTATTGTTTCCGATCAAAATGACTCTCCAGTTCAAATTGATCTACAAAATGTACCGGCTTCAGACAGACTTAAAGAGATAATCAGACAAGAATTTAAATATATCAAGGAACTTTTAGATTTCGATAAAAGATGCCATGAAATTCTAAGAAATTGGTATGTCGATGGTAGAATCTATTATCATAAAGTTATTGATTTAGAAAAACCTGAAGAAGGGATCAAAGAAGTAAGATACATTGATCCCATGAAAATTAAGCTTGTCAGAAAAATTAAAAAAGATGGTAAACATGTATTGAACCCATCTTTTTCTGTTACTGATGGAAAGGCTGCAAATGGAACTATGGCAACTCCGGAAGTTGAGGAGTTTTTTGAATATGATCCAAATATTAGAGGAACTGGTGCGGGTCAATCGACTAGTAACTTTAAAAATGCAATTGGTGGCGCTGCAAGAATTTCAAAAGATGCAGTTACTTATGTTCATTCTGGTTTAGTAGATAGAAACAAACAGGTAGTTCTTTCTTATCTTCATAAAGCAATTAAGGCTCTCAATCAACTAAGAATGATCGAGGATTCTCTTGTTATCTACAGATTATCGAGAGCCCCAGAAAGAAGAATTTTCTATATTGATGTAGGTAATCTTCCTAAGATCAAAGCAGAACAATATCTTCGTGATGTTATGACTCGTTATCGTAACAAATTGGTTTATGATGCAAACACTGGAGAAATCCGTGATGATAAGAGAATGATGTCCATGCTTGAGGATTTCTGGCTCCCTCGTCGTGAAGGTGGTAGGGGAACTGAAATCACAACTCTTCCTGGTGGACAGAATCTTGGAGAACTCACTGATGTTGAGTATTTCCAAAAGAAACTCTACAGAGCACTTGGAGTTCCCGAGTCTCGTTTAAGTGGAAGTGGTGGATTTAATCTTGGAAGATCTTCTGAGATTTTAAGGGATGAAATTAAATTCACTAAGTTTGTAGGAAGAATGAGAAAGAGATTTTCTCATCTCTTTATGGATATGTTGAGAACTCAACTTCTTCTTAAAAATATTGTAACTACAGAAGATTGGAAAGTTCTTTCGGATCACATTCAATTTGATTTTATTTACGATAATCATTTTGCAGAATTAAAAGAAGCAGAACTTATTCAAAATAGACTGAATGTTTTAGTTGCTGCAGAACCTTATATCGGTAAGTATTTCTCAGTT